TCCTGCACCTGGCGCACGCGGTAGTATTTGAGGTATTGCGCGCTGACCCCATCCGGCACTGGCCATAGCGTCACGTTGGGGTCGATCAGCCGATTGTACCAGAAGATGGTCGTGAAGCCCTGCTGTTCCTTGTTGGGGTAAGAAGCGTACTCTGAGCGGCTGGCCGGCAGGATGATGCGATCGATCGGCGAAGAGATGCCATTGTCGATCGTCACGTAGGCATCCAGCATCAGGATGGTCGAACGGTCGACTTCGTAGGTTGCCTGGCCAGCCACCAGCGGCTCGGTGACCAAATCGACCTTCCACAGGTTTGGCGTCGAGTTCGACCAATCGGCCAGCAAGAAATTCATCGCCATGCGCGCCGTCTGCATGTGTTGGGCTGCGATCGCGGTATTCCTGATCTTACAAAGCCCGTAAGCGTAGAGGACTACCTCGCCAATCGCGGGATCGAATGTGTAGGTGCCGCTCGTCGTCATAGCGACCTCCTTACGGCGGGCTCACGCTGGGCTGGATAAAGGTGGCTGTCGCATACCCCGGGTTGGTCTGGCTGTTCAGGATCAGTCGCGCCCACAGGAACGGCACAGCGATGCTGCCAACAACGACCCCGGTCTTGTTCACTAGGCCCGTGTCCGGCGCATCCGTCCAGGCCATCAGATAGGGCAGTACTGGATTGCTGATCGAGTTGGGATCGTCGTTGCTGACTTCGATGTCGAAGGCGACCGTGCCACTCACCGTCACCTGCACCGACACCGGCACGATGCCCCATGGATCAATCTGGACCCAGGCCGAGCCGGCCACACCATTGGTGCCGATCGACAGGCTGCCAGTCAGAGCAGCACTTGCCACGAACGAGGATGCCGTCTTGAAGTCGAGCGCCGTGGCCTTGGTCGTGGCCGAACTCGGCAGCGTCAGGACCTCGGTGATCGCAGCACCCGACCAATTGGTCCCGGTGATCGTGATGGTCTTGGTATGCTCGTCGGCCGTGGTCGTGAATAGGATCTGCCGCGGCGTGTCGAGGATGGCCACGCCACCCGTCACCAGAGAGCCGTTCAGCACCAGGGCGCCCGCGCCGCTGACACCGGACGAACTGCGGATATTGGTGGCAGAGGGCGCGACGAGCGGGCCGACCGTGACAGAGATGGGGCGCATTCACATTCTCCTTGGAGCGCGCCTATCTACGCTGTCAGAGCACGCCCTGCAAAAGGGAGGGCTATCCCTCCGTCCTAGTTGGTGACCTTGTGATCGCGCGGCGGCGTGCCACCGTGCGCCGAGGACAGAGGATTGTGGTTGGAACCCGTCCGACCACCCGACGCGCGCGGTGCGCGGCCAGCGTGGGTCTTCATGGAACCGTGCACGTTGCCGATGTGCTTGGCGTGCTTCATGTCCTCACCCTTCTCATGGTGAGTGATGCCGCCGCCGCCGCGCTTCTTGGCGCGACCACCGCGCTTCTTCTCGCGAGCTTCCTCGTCAACATTGGAGCCCTTGCCGGCGTAGACCGTCGAGGGAGCCTTGTCGTCGGCGTCCTTGGCCTTGCCGAAATCGGCCTCGCCGCCCTCGGCCTTGTGCTTACGTCCCTTCATAGCGAAGCTCCTTACGTGTTGACGAGGGCAATGCCCGTCGTCGCTGCAGTCGGCACCGGACCGTCCGTGTAGATCTGCGCCTTGCTGGTGGCATCATAGCCCCAAGCCGTGGCGCCGACCGAGGTGCAGTCCTTGAACAGCAAGCCACCGCCAGACGATGCGCCGATGATGGCCACGCCCGTCATCGCTGTCGAAGTCGACAGAACATTGTTCAGAAACATGCAGCGGTCAAAGGTCTGGAACCGATCAATTTGCTGAGTGGCCGCCACCTTGATGAACACGGTGGTAGCCGAACTCGTCTGCATCGGAAAGATGCAGTCCTTGAACCGATTGCGCGGCACACCCGTGCCTGTACCAGCAGCAAACTCCAGCGAAGCATTGGCAACCGTCTTGGTGACCGTGTCGCCGCCGATGTAGCAGCGCTCAAAATAGTTCTCGCCGGTCGTAGTGATCAACAGAGAGCGGCTCGATGTGCTCTGCGCCGAGGCCGTGTCGGCCGCGCCGTAGAAACTCACATTGTAGTATTGGTTGCGACCGCCCGAATCGGTCCAGCAGATCTGGTTGTTCCCACCGGTCGAGAACGCCTGGAAGGTGCTGAGATTGGCAAAGATGCAGCCAGCAGCCGTCACTACGATGAAATTGCCCGAGCCAAACGTGGTCACCGTATAGGTGCCGGTCGGCGGCGCAAAGCGGGCACGAGCGTTCTGAACGGCCGCGCCCATGCCCACGAGGTGGGTGTTGTTCTTGGCCCAAGTCAGCACGCCCGTGGTTGCGGACGGAACCGCTACCTGAGCATTGGCCAAACTCATGCGCTGCGTGCCAGTCGTGCTGCCGTCATCGACAACCACGACCACGTCGCCACGGCCCGAGACGCACTTGGAATAGCCAACGTAGACAGTCTTCAGGGGCTCATCCGCAGAACCGCTGTTGCCATCGTTGCCGTTGACGTAGTCGCAGAAAAACACGCTACCCGTGGTCAAAGGCAAGCCGGCCATCCCCATCGTGGGAACGCCACCAACTTCTAGCGCATCGACATTCGTAATACCCATTGTCTTACCTTTCTACTCCCCCGTCAGTGGGGGGCTCTTGAAAGTACCAAGCGTCACGACGTTACTCTCGCGATGCTTCTCGATGTAGTCGGCGGCGGCACGGAGGCGGGCGGGATCGTCCTTGAAGAGGCCAAGTGCCCCGTTGCAGCTACCGCAAAGCAAAGAACGAATTTGCCCAGTCACATGATCGTGGTCGACGTGCATTACCTTAGGGAGACCATTGATCATCGCCGTTTCCGGCTGATTGCAGATCGCGCAGAGACCCTTTTGGGCCGCGAGCATCTCGCCGTATTGCTCCCCTGTCAGACCATAGTAGCGCTTGAGGCCGTAATGCCGCATCGCTTCCTTCGACATCTTGTAGACGACACGGCCACCCTCCATCGCCTTTCTGGTGGGAAAGCGCGCCATCTCTAGGTTGGCGATGCGCGTATCCAGCGAATCCTCATTCTTGTATTTGATGGGAGCTGACGGCCACTCACCGTTATGCATCAACCACACGACCCGAGCACTCGGCGTCGAAACGCCATGCATCGTGATGTAACGATAACGATTCTCGCTTTTCGGGTTGGGGTGCTTGATCGTCCCCGCCTCACTGCCAACCACAGTCCGGTTATTCGGCTTCTTCTTCCAGAAAAGCTTTCCCGTCTCGGCATCATATGTCAGCCATTCGGCCATCTCGTCGCGGGTAAAGTCGATCATCTTGGGCATGAACGTCTCCTCATCGCCGGCCTGATTGCCAGCGACCTGAGTGTATCCGTTCTCTGTTGCCCTTTCAAGCACCGTCGTTTAACCTTTCACGCACTGATAAAAATCAGTTAGTTGGGAACGATCCGTAGATTGCACGAGGGTTATAATAGCTAAACGAGTAGCGTTCATATCCTTTCACAAGCAGGTTGTCCGTCACGAAATCAACCTGCATATCCGTCTCGAACGGCTTGCGCATCATGTACGACAGGCCGTCGATGTTGGTAAGCAGGAACCAGGCGAAGTTGCTGGTGAGGTAGTCGTTGGTCATCCACGCTTCGGGCAGGCCGCCTGAAGTGGTGAGGATGGCATTGACGTCGTTGTTGGCGGTGCCGGGGCGAAGCTCGGTCTTGAGCAGACGGATCGCCACGGGCTCTAGCGCCGGCGGGATCAAGAGCTTGCGGGCGCGGGCGTAGATCTTGAGGCCGGCCTGGTCGCGGAAGTTCGTGCGGATCGCGATCATCCCGTTAAGCAGCGCGCCTTCGTTCAGGTCGACGTCGATCGCCGGCCGATTGGCGAAGGTGCCCCCATCGATCGGATGGTCCGTCGCACACATCGCCTTGCCGTCACCGCCGATCGAGGCATTGTAGGTCGTGGCGGTGTTGAGCACGTTCGCGCCGTAGATCTCCTTGGTCTGCGAGAACGACTCGATCAGGCCGAGGTTGGATGGGGCAAACTGGGTCTTGTAGAGGTTGTCGTCGATGGCCTTGCGGGTCATCGCATAGCCAAGAGCAATCTCGATATGCTCCTGATTATAGACGTAGCGCTCGCCAGCCTGGTTGTCGAAAGCGGTCTGGCCGCCTTCGGTCTTGAGCTGGGCATAGCCGAGGTAGCGCATTTCGGCGGTGCGCTCGAGCGCCATGTCCGAATTGTGCTGCGTGTAGATCTTGTCGTACTGCCTGGGAATCTGCTCGTATTTCCCGATCACACCACGGAGGCCGGGGAGGAGCAGATCCTTGATTTGGCTGAGGTTCGTTGCCATGGGTCAGCTCCTTACGAGATGCCGGTCGGGCCGGCGCCGTTGGTGCGCAGCCACTCGTTGTTGAAGCCAACCACGACCAGATTGTAGGCCGAGAGCGGGTCTGTACCGTTCGCGCCAGGCGGATCGGTGATCAGGTCGGTGACGATGAAGGGGTAGGTGACCGTGGTGCCCAGCGTGTTGAGATAGGCCCCGCTGATGCCGTTGGCCGCGGTGCCCGTGCCGATGGCGTACTGGGCATACTGACCGACTGGCGAGGAGGTCCACGTTGAGGCCGTGCCGGTGATGTTGAAGGTGGTCGAACCACCCATCACCTTGAAACGAGAATTGGGGTCATCGATGATGTCAGCCTCGACATCGCCCGTAGCGTCCGAACCGGGCCAGTAGTTGTTCCAGACGGTGCGCTTCTGGCTGGTCGAGAGATATTTGCAGCCGTTGAAGATGCCAGCGATGATCGTGGTGCCCGGAACGCCAACCTTGACGTATCCGGACGCGGTCGAAACCACCGGTTCCACCGGATCGCCAGAATAGATCGCGGCTGCGTTGCTCAGGACCCTGCGCTTGGTCGAGCCGAAGGTGGGAGCCCCGCCCGCACCACCCTGGTACTGAGCAAAGCCGAAGGGCGTTTTGGTATTCGCCATGTGCCACTCCCTCTAGGGAGGCGACATGTCGAGCACCGAGCCGACTGTTTCGCTGGAAACTGGTTAGCCTGTCACACCGGGGACAAGCGCAGCCCAAAGGACCGCTCAACTACATCTAGTGTGCCGAAAGGAAATTGCCCTGTAAAGGGGTAATTCGGAACGATTGTGGGGCTCGAGCGTTGAAACCCCATGATCGAATCCGTCATCATGCTGCTGATCTACGTCTGCCTCGTGGTCGCCGTGGCTTGGCTGATCCTATGGGTCGTCCAACAGATCGGCATTCCCCTGCCACCGCAGGTCATCAAGATCTTCTGGGTGATCATCGGATTGATCGTGCTGTTGCTGCTCTGGCGAATGGTAGGGCCCGCCATTAGCCATGGCCGTCTGCCATAAAAATGCGCCCTGAGCAGGGGGAAGATCCACTCAGGGCGCTAGTACCCCTCTAACCAAAGCCTGACCGGCAACCAGGCTACATCCTAATCCCTAGGGGATCGGGATGGCAGCATAATTCTTGTTGATCTTGGGGGCTGCGGCGGGGTTTTCCGTGCGGGCGAACTGACCCGGCGGGGCGTTGCCAAGCTGGGCTTCCTTGCCCCGGACCTGCTCCATCGCCTTGCGCCTCTCTTGCATGCGGGCGCGCTCATCAATGCTGTGCGGGCGCTCCATCAGCACCAGACCATCACGCTCGATGATCTCGAAATGCCCCCTGTCCGGCATCATGTCGCGGTGTCGCGCAGCGGGGACAGGCGTCCAGCCAGCCCGCATCAGTTGGGTCTGATAGGAGGGGTCCTCCTGACCCAGCACCGTGCGGCGCTTCCAGCTATAGACCCAGCCGTCAGGGACCAGGCGCATGTCCATCTCGTACTTGTCGGTCTCGGAGCCAAAGTCCGGGTTGTTGTCAAGGATCTGCGCGGCGCGCTTCTCGGCCTCGGCTCGACTGTCAACGCGCATCTCGGGTCGCATGTCCGGCTTGGGCGGTGCCGAGGGTGTCGACGCAGCCTCGACAGGGGGCGGAGCCTCTGTGCCAGGCTTGGGATATTTGCGCTGATACTTGCGCCGGACAGTCGGGGCTGTCGTCTCGACAGGTTTTTCTTCGTCGCCCATGGGTACCCTCCTAGGTCTTGATGAACAGGTTCTTGGCGTATTCCTGCTCGGACACACCACTGATCTTGGCCGCCTCGCGCTGCTGGGCCGTGAGCCGCACGATCCGACCTCCACTATCTCCGCGGGAGGGCGGAGCCGCCGGCGGGGCCGAGCGAGCTCGGACAGGCTCGGCTGCCTGCGAAACCACTGGTGCCTGATCCTTGATCTGTGGGCGCTGCGGCGGCGCAGCAGGACGACGATCATCGCTGCCAATGCCCAAGGTCCGTTCAATATGGGCAAAGTATTCTGGGCTATCCTCGGCCATGCCGTCGCCAACTGCCAGGTTGTGGGCGCCGACCATCTTCTGGATCTTCTGGGCAGACGTCGCCCACTCAGGATGGGCCATGATCCAGGCCTTGGACTGGGGCGTCCGCAACTGGGCAGCCACAGCCTCGGCGGTATAGACCGGTTCCTGGGGCATCTGCTGGACGGGCTGCGCCTCGAGCTGCTGCTTGCCGTTGCTCAGGACCATGATGTCGGTCGAGTTCTTGGCCATCCGAGACTGAATCTCGACCTCGGCGTCAATGTCGCCGGCCACCTTGGCTGCCCGCAATTGCGCCTTGAGTTGGCCTTCCAGCCCCTGGGCATTCTCCAAGGCCGCGGAGATAGTCGCGAGCTTGTTCTCGCGGATCATCGTATCAGCGGACTGGAGGTGACCAGCGATCGCCCGAGCCCTGTCCTCTGCAGCCTTGGCGCGGGCCTCGGCGGCCTCTGCGCGGGCATTGGCGGCGTCTAGGTCGGCGGTGATCTGGGCCTGTCCGTCGTCGTCTCCGCCAGAATCATCCTGTTGGACAACGACTTCGGTGGATTCCTCGGGCGGGGGCGCTTCTTGTGCCGCTGCCTGTTCGTCCTTGTCTTTTTCGTCAGCCATGGCTTACCCCTCACCAAATCCGGTCCGGCGAGTCGATCTTCGCCCTGACCGCCGTATCGTTCAGCATTCGACACTTCACGCCGTTGACGTTGATGCCCCAGCCATCGGAGGGCCGCATGGCGATCCAATCGCCT